GGCCTGGCTATCCTGTTCGCCATTCCCTTTTTTAACTCTCGGAAGACCATGGCCACCAACGCAACTCGAAAGGCCAAACGCTGTCGAGGTGACAATGGTTTGCGGATACGGAGCAGCATCAGCCGTTCCAGTCGAGGCAAAGTTGGCAATCAAAGAACTCGGCAAAATGAACTGGAAAGACTGTACGGGAAGTCGTGCGGTGTATGACCGGCTGATTGCTCAGTTGAAGTGGACTGGTTACGGAGTGGCACAGGAATGATCAGTCCAGCAACACGTAGTTTATTCGCCACATTGAAGCAATTGATTCCTGGGATTCCAGAGCATTGCAAGAGAGTGGAGCTGATCCTGTCAATGAATGCACCGCCGGAAGTTCGGTGTGACTTCATTATTAAGGACTCTGAAACAAAGGACGTCGAGGAGCACCACAAGCGATACACGTTGTCGGAGATAGAGCCATGACATGCCTGTCCGACTATGACAAGTTCGTGACGATTCAGCAGGCGGTTGGCACTGCCGACGCTCACGGGCATGTTGACATCACGACGAATGCGAACTGGCAGACCTGTGCAACGGCATACTGCAAGGTGATCACAAAGGGCGGTCGAGAGTTCTGGAAGGTTCAACAGGTCAACGCGGATTCAGAGCAAGCCTGGACAACGCAGTGGAGCAAGACGCTGCAGAACGTGACTCCTGACATGCGGCTGACGTTTGAAGGTAACACATACGAGATTTTGGCAGCAATCGACGTGGATATGGACCATGAGGAGATTCAGATTCTGACTCGAAGGAAGGTCTGATGGCGGGTTCTGCTGTGTCGGGTGTTGCTGAGTTGGACATGGTCTTCCGAGAGTTAAAAAAGGGAATGGCGAACAGGATAGCCAGGCCGGGCCTTCTGAAGGCGGCGAGAGTAGCAGCAAAAAAGGTAAAAGCGGCAATCCCAAGCAGAATGAAGGACGCCAGAAAGGCCGTAAAGTCAAAGTCAGTCAAGACGAAATACAACGGTGGGTTTGCCTCAGCAAAGGTAGGGTTCAATGTTGGTGAAAAAAAGAAAAAACGCGGGAAGCTAAAGCCCCGAAGCGCTAAGAAAAAGGGAGTCGGGCTAGGCGCTAGGAATGCCCATTGGTTTGCGTTGGGGACTGATCATAGATGGACTGGGACTAAGCGAATAGGCGGTCATCAAAAGGGGAGAAAGAATCGCCGCGTGTTTACCGGGAAGACTGTGAGATATACGGGCAGGATGGGGAAGCAGTGGGAAGGCGTCAGCAGCATTCTTCGGCGATCGAAAGAAGAGATGTTTTCGATCATCAAAACGGGAATTGAGGCTGGAATCGAAAGTGAAGTAAAGCGACAGGCGCGAAAGCGATTATGAAAAGCGGATTGGTGGCACTACTGGCAGGTGAATCTACGGTCAACGCAATATGCGGATCGCGAATCTACGTCAGCAAGGCACCGCAGAAAGCGACGTTTCCGCACATAGTGATCACTCAGATGAGCAGTGAGGAAAACGGGACACTTGACGGCGGATCCGGGCAGTTGCGGTTCCTGAACTTTGACATCGACTGCCGGGCGCAGACAAGCGTGAAGGCTGAAGAACTTGGAACGGCTGTCAGGGTGTTTCTCGATGACTACTCCGGAACAGCAGGTGGTTACACGATCGGGGCAGTCATCATGAACGATGAAAGTGATGACTACGAGCCACCGCAAGACGGGTCAGATGTTGGCGTCCATGTTGTGACGCTTGATTTAGATGTTCAGTTCAACACATAGGAGCGTCAACAATGTCAAAGTGCAAAGTCAAGGGGACCATAATCAAGCAGACGATTTCCAGTGTGCTCACTGCAATCGCTCAGATTACTGAGTTCAATCACGACGGAGCAGAGTCCGAAACGTACGACGCAACAACGATCGACACGTCAGGCGCTGGCAAGGAATATAGTCAGACCGGATACACAGAGGGCGGAAACTTTGGGTTCGGCATGTTCTACGATCCTGCATTGGCGGGCCATCAGGCGTTGACAGACTTGCTGACGACACCGGCAAACTGCGTCTATGACATCACGTTTACCGACGTTGGTCCAGATACAGCAGCGTTTACCGGGGCTGGTATCGGGTTTGGGTTCACCGGCGCGATGAACGACGGGCTGAAAGCGGACGTCAGCATTAAGATCACAGGATTGATGGCATATTCGACATGAGAATTCGACTAATTCGATCAGACCTGAACGCGCCACCTGGAACGGAATCAACGGGCCTGATCAAAGGTCCGAGGGGAATTCTAACATGGAAACTGGGGGCGATTCTTGACGTACCAAAGCGGGCGTGTGAATTGCTTGTTGGTAACGGTGACGCGGAGCCGGTCTGTGAAGAGGCAAAGATTCTCTGCGAAAAATACGCAGCACGACGAGACGAAATACTGCTTTCGCGTGAGATGCTCGCCAATGCAATAGAGCCGGAAGACCGTGAGCGATTCCGCAACGGCGAAATCCTTGGCTACGACGAGAACGGAAACGATATACCCGGCCCGAACTGGGTCGAGCTGGAAGACGACGACACTGAAGAGGATGACGAATGAGAGTGATTCCAACGGCTGAACAGTTCCTGACATCACCAGAACTCGACAGAGCAAAGCAAGATGTTCCAGTCCCTGAACTTGGGGCAGGAATGGTCATCCCGATTTGGGGCATGACTCCCCGTGAGCGGTCTGCATGGGAGGACAAGCAAAGCCAGTATTCCGACAAGCAGCGAGCGAAACACAAGCTCACTGTGCGAGAGAGAATTCTGGTTGAGTGTTGCCGAAACGATGACGGCGTCCAGCTGTTTACGATGGATCAGATTGAACAACTCGGGAAACGTCGCGGCGATGTCATTGAGAGACTTGTAAACGTTGCCTTGGAACTGTCCGGGTTCTCAGAGCAGGATTTGGACAAGCTCGCAAAAAACTCAGACGCAGCCCTCGAAGACTGACAGCACTTCGGTTGGCTGAACACGTCGCAAAAACGACGGACGTTGACAAGATGCTGTCAAAGATGACTCACCAGCAATTCGACGAGTGGTGTGCCAAAGACATGATCGAGCCGATCGGAACAAGTGAACCGATCTGCCGGATACTCACGAAGATTGGCCGGACTATCGCGGCGTTCATGGGGCAGGAAACAATGGACAGAGATTTCATGCCGTGGATTGCAAAACGAACGAAGCGAAAGGCTGAAAAGCAACTGACTCCGCGGCAAAGCGCCGTGGCAATTCGTTCTCACCTGCAAATGCTTGTGGGGGCAAAGTAATGGCCGTCATGGCGGGGGATCTCGTAACACGTCTGGGCGTCGATGGCCGCAAGTTTCAGAGCGGACTGGACAAGGCACGCGGGCAGACTCGGTCGTTTGCTGCTGACGTCACATCGATCGTTTCGGGGATTGCAATTGCCGACATCGGCAAGCAGGCAATCGGCGGGGTTATTTCACTCGGCCAGAGTGTGGTGAAGCTTGCAGCAGACGCCCAGACAGCTCAAATCACGTTTGAGGTTTTGAGTGGCGATGCCGCGCGTGGTGCAAAGCTATTCAAAGAAATCGAGAAATTTGCAGCGCGAACATCGTTTGACCTTACCTCGGCGGCTGATGCGACGAAATCATTGCTGGCTGCCGGTATCGCCGATTCCGATGTCATGAACACCATGCAGTTGCTCGGCGATCTGGCAATGGGTGATGCCAACAAGCTCGGATTCCTTTCCAAGGCATACACGGACGTCATGAACAAAGGGAAACTTCAGGGGCAGGAGTTGCGGCAGTTTGCTGAAAACGGCGTCGGGCTTGTTGGTGCGTTGGCCGCTTCAATGGGCAAGACGAATTCCGAGATCCTGCAGATGTCAGAAGACGGAAAGATATCGTTTGATGACATGAAAAAGGCATTGATGGGGCTCACTGGCGAGGGCGGGCGTTTTCACGGCATGATGGCTCGAATCAACGAGACGTTCACGGGGCAATGGAATTCGCTGGTTGAAAATGTGCAGACGTTCGGGCGAGATCTCGGGGCGTTAGTGTTGCCTAAACTGACGGAAATCGTTGCGGAGACAAACAAGATCCTCACGGCGTTTAACAGCCTTGGAGATGCTCGCTGGAAGTTTCTGGGTGATGTCCTCGTAGCATCGTTCGACGTCGGTATGGAAACGATCAAGCTCCATTGGGCCGACATGCTCAACAGCATGATTGATCAGGTGACGGAGATCCCGTGGCAGAAGCTGCTCAATCCGTTTGGCAGCGTGAACATCAACGATCTGCGACCGACACCGAAGCCCGGCAATTTGCAGGAAGCACAAGGCCGGTTGCAAGGGCTCATGCAGCGACTGCAGGCGGCTGGCGGTCAGCAAGACATGACCAAGGAAGGAACTGGCAATCCCGGATTCAATCGCGGTTGGGTTGAACGTGAAGTTCCTCGCTCAGTTGGTGAAGCGGCTACGAGCCTATTCGAAAAACTGCAGGGCAAGTTTGCCGGTGCAAAAATGGGTGCTCAAGGCATCGTTGACCGCGCAAAGATTCAGGCCGGTGCACTCGGGGGAATGCTCGAAAACTGGTTTGGCTCGCCTGACTGGGAAAAGAACAAGCAGAAGCAGGAAGAACCACGACTTGCCGGAGCGATGCAAAAGGGATCTCAAGAGGCGTTCTCGACCATCTTTGCGGCGATGCTGCAGAAGGGCAAAGATCCTGTCGTCAGAGCCACAGAGAAGGGTGCTGCGGCTGTCGTCAAAGCAATCAAGACGAATAAGCCGCAGGTAATCCTCGCAATGGGGGCGGTGAATCCATGAGCGTGATTTTCAAAGAAGAAATTGGCAGCGGTCGCAAGGCCACGAATAACAAAGGAATGCGGAGTTATACGCGGCAGTTCCGACTAGAAACAACGTCGCGAACAGACGGGCCGTTTGCCGTTGGCAGCGACGCAAACCTACCAAACATTGGAGCAGCACATCCAGAAGACGCCGGTGCATGGTGCACGACACAGAGCGTTGAAAACACCGAAGACTGGAAGGGCTGGACTGTCACAGCGGAATACTCCAGCGAACGTGAACTATCAGAAACACCGACATCAGATCCAGCGTTGATCACATGGAACTCTGAGCAATTCCAGCGACCTGCGATTGTCGA